AAGAGCAGAAGGAACAGGAGAAGGCTGCAAAGGCCGAGCACATGAAGGCCGTCAAACAGGAGGTCCGTGAATCGGCAGACAAATCGGCGGCGAACATGGACGCATACATCATGTTATCCTTTGACAGTAACGATAGTAAGATAGCTTTTTGCAAGAAGTATGGTCTTGATCCTGATAACAAGTTTATCAAGGGCGAGGATTTCGATCATACCATTGATGATGTAATAGAAGGGTAAGAAGATTATGGCAAAACCACGGCATGATTATGACTCAAACGATTTCTACGAACTGATACGTCAGCTCGCAATGAACGGGTTTACCGATAAGGAGATAGCCCATCGGCTTAATCTTGACCCTGATACCTTCGGAGCCATGAAAAATGGAAATTACGTGTCTTGGTCAGTGGCTAAAAATAAAAAGCGCAGTAAGCGAATGATAGGGGTGTTAACATCCGCGCGCTCGAATGTTGTAGCCGGATTGCGCAGCGCTTACATCCGTTCAGCCCTTGGTGGCAAGGTAATACACAGCAAAACGAGGAACTATGTCAGGCAGAGGTGTCCGTGTAATGGAGAAGATCCGAACTGCCCACGTTGTGGTGGAACGGGCTGGGTAACGCTTACAGATAAGGCGGTGGTGGCAGAGACGGAGACGGAGCTTGCCCCGAATAATCGAGCATTGGGTACACTTCTTTTCCATTATGATCCTGACTGGCGGAAGGTAGAAAGGAATCAGGATGAAGACGAAGACGAAAATAATATCAGTCATGGCATAGACATTTCGAAGTGGATAGCCGAAGAGACGAAAGATACGGAGAAGAGCGATGATAAAGACGCATAAATGCTATTTGCCTTTGTATAATGATAAGAAGCATTTTATCATTCTTATCACTGGCGGACGTGGGAGCGGAAAATCCTTCGCCCTTTCAACCTTTGCCGAGCGCCTTACTTTTGAATTATTCAAGGATGAGTCAAGGAAGGTAGCAAGGAAAGTCGTTCATAATATCCTGTATACTCGTTATACGATGGTCTCTGCCAATATCTCAATTATTCCTGAGTTCCTCGAAAAGGCAGAATTTGACGGTACGAGCAGATTTTTCCATGCTACAAAGACAGACGTGATCAACAAGCTCACGGGCTCAAAGATCATGTTCCGTGGTATCAAGACCTCTTCAGGTAATCAGACGGCCAAACTGAAATCCATTCACGGTATTACCACGTTTATCGTTGATGAAGCCGAGGAGTGGGCCTCAGAGAAGGAGTTCGAGACGATCATGCTCTCAATCCGCCAGACCGGTATACAGAACAGAATCATCATTATCATGAACCCGACTGACAATAATCACTGGGTTTATAAGAGATTCATAGAAAAGACACATAAGGAAGTGATGTATGACGGCGTGCCCGTTCAGATCAGCACTAATCCGAATGTACTTCACATTCATACGACCTACCTCGACAATCTGGAAAACCTCTCTCCGGAGTTTCTGAAAGAAGTAGAGGAGATGAAAGCTGGCGATCCTGAGAAATACGCACATACCGTCATAGGTCGATGGGCAGATGTTGCCGAGGGTGCCGTGTTCAAGCATGTGAGTGTTGTACGGGAGTTCCCGAAGTGGTGCAAGAAGGTTGCATTGGGAATAGATTTCGGGTACACTCACGATCCGACCGCTGTTGTCCGTTGTGGCGTCATTGACAATAATCTCTATGTTGATGAGGTAGACTATCGCACCGATCTCCTTTCTTCAGATATTATCAAGGTTCTTCGGCCCTATGGCATGAAGGTAATTGCTGATAGCGCAGATCCGAGGCTTATTGAGGAAATCCATTTGGGAGGTGTGAACATATATCCCGTAAAGAAGGGTACCGGATCAATAATGGCCGGTATCACGAAAATGAAGGATATGAATATATTCGTTACTGATCATTCTTATAACGTACGGTCGGAGTTTAGAAAATATGTATGGGCAAAGGATAAGGACGGTAATTATATCAACGAGCCGGAAGATCACGATAACCATGCTGTAGATGCTATCCGCTATTATGTTTTGGGAATACTCCTTGGAAAGATCCAGAAGCCTATGCAGGGATTGGCAGCAGCATTTGCAAGATAAAAATCAATATTATGATAGAAATAATTGGGAATACACCAAAGACTCTGAATGATGTCCTCAATCTTGAGGATGAAGGTCAGAAAATAAATTATCTGAAAAAAGGCAGACGCTCTAATATCCCGGATGTCCAAAGACTCAGAAAATGCTGGGACCCGACACTCCATGATATTAATGATAAGAGCAAGTACAAGGACATCCATGTGCTGAAGAATACGGCTTATGATCAGTTTGATGATGTCTCAGAAAAGAAAGTTCACATTCCGCCTGAATATGAAACGAAAGAGCCGAACCGTATTGCGCTGCCTATTGAACAGGACCAGGTTAATATACATACTGCCTTTACGGTCGGGACAGAGCCGAAACTGGATTGTAATCCGTTTGATGATAAGGAAAGCACTGTTTTTAATGTCCTCAAGGCAATATTCAAGGATAATAAGCTGAAATACCAGAACAGGCAGATTGTACGTTCATGGCTTTCCGAGACAGACATTGCGGAATACTGGTATTTGGAAGAAGATGATAATTTCTGGAAGAAACAGTGGCGCAAGGATCATACGGTCTATGGAGATAAAAAGCCGAAGTACAAATTGAAATCGCAGATATGGTCACCGTTCAAGGGTGATAAGCTGTATCCGTTTTATGATGACAGTGGGAAAATGGTTGCTTTCTCCCGTGAGTATGACCGGACTGATTTAGACGGCAACAAGCATACTTGTTTCATGACTCTTACCGATAGCAACATATTCGTCTGGGATGATGTGGATGGAGTCTGGCAGATGGATAAGAAACGGTCGGGAAAGCATCTTTTCGGAAAGATACCTGTGCTGTATGCCGGCCGGGAAGATGCCTTGTGTGATAAGATCACCTCTGAGCGCAGACGTGTGGAGAAATGTCTTTCAGAATATGCCGACTGTATCGACTATCACTTCTTTCCAATCCTTATGCTCTTTGGTGAGCTTGACGATAAAGGAGTAGTGAGCACGGACATGCGTAACCGTATATTGAAAATGACCGGCGAGGATGCAAAGGCTGCATATCTGACGTGGAACCAGTCGGCCGATCCTGTTAAGCAGGAAGTAGAGACGCACCTTAACGAGGCGTATGCCCTTACCAATACCCCTCGTATATCCTTTGACCAGATAAAAGGGACGAATGCGCTCAGCGGAGTGGCTTTCAGATATGTTTTCATGGCTATTCACGGGGCTGTTGAGAATCATGCAGAAGTACTTGGCCCGTTCTTCCAACGGCGTGTTAACTTTCTCCTTTCCGCTATCGGGAGCGTAGATTCATATCTTGAGGAAGCTGCACAGTCCACGGATGTGGAGACGGAGATAGTGCCTTATATGATTGATTCTGTTGATGACAAAGTCTCTACGGCGGTAAAGGCCGTCAGTGGTGGCGTCTGGTCGACAGAGCACGGAGTAGCTTACTGTTCTAATTATGGCGAGACCAAAGATGAGGTAGAGCAGATTATGGAAGATCAGCAGAATAAGGCTGCACAATCTTCAAAGGATGATCAGAAAAAAGATGATCAGAAATAACGTTTTTTTCTTTTGAATACGGATGGCGATTGCCCGTGATGAGTGACCGCCATTTTTTATTATTTACAACGGCCTTCGTTGTAAGCAGCACGGTACCAAATCACTTCTGCACCTTTATACCCTTTTGTAACTTTACATAAAGTTTAAATCAAAACAAAATCGGATGAATATCTACGAAAAAATTTTAGCAGCACTCAAAACCAAATTCGTTGGGGTTGATGATGCTGTTCTCCAGCGGATTGCAACGAATAAATCCCAAGGGGTAACGGACGAGAAGCAGATTACGGCTATTGTAGACGGCATCAAAATTTCGGACGTGTTGAAAAGTTACGGTGACTACCGGGCAGATGATGCACAGAAGACCGCAGTACAGAACTACGAGACGAAGTACAACATCAAGGACGGGAAAGCTATTGTGGATCCAAAAAAGAAACCGGTTGTCAAAACTCCTAATGCGACTCCACCGAAGCCGGAAGATAAACCGGATGTCTCTGAGCAAATATCCACGGCACTGGAAAAGGCTTTAAAACCTATAACGGATCAGCTTGTTTCCTTTAAAACGGAGGCAAAGCAGAAAGAGTGGGGCGCAAAGGTTGAAGAAGCAGCCAAGAGTTTCAAAATTCCGAAGTTTGCGTATCAAGGCAAGACAATCCCCGAAGATACGGATTTGAACAAGTACTTTACTGATTTGAAGCAGGAGATGGCTAACTCTGGATTCGCTGTTACCGGCAAGCCTGACGAGGCAAGCAAGGACACGAAGACGGAAATGGGAAACATCGCAGCGGAAATCAACAAGGGTACAGATGCGATTGTCAAGGAAAGAGAAACCAATAAAAATTAAAAATCATGGCATCAGGATTTGTTTATAATCTTCCGCCAAAGGAAGAAGAGGAAGAGCGGTACGATGTCTCAAGCGGTGTACGTCGGAGAGGACCGTATGTCTTGAATGTTGACGGGCTTGCAATAGGCTCGTGGGTACCATCATTTATCCCTATCGCAGCCGATCTTGTAAAGAAAACGGCTAATATCGTGGTAAACGTGCTTGTGATGTCTGACGTCGGAGCTACAGATACGACCATTCAGATCAAGAAGGGCTCGTATCTGACTAAGGGTATGTTTATCGGAAATGGCAGTGCAGGAGCAACGGTCGTTTCCATTAACAATAGTAACGAAGCATACGACGTCGTTACTATTGATGCAGCTATGGGCGCAGTTTCGGCATTGTCAGTCCTGTTTCAGGCAAAGACTAAGGCAGGAAAGGCTCCTGTTAATGTGGCTAACTCCGCACTTTACGAAAACCATAAGGTCACGGTAGGCATCAATAACGTAGCCCTTTTGCAGAAGGCATTTGAGATTGAGCCGGACAAGCTGGCCGTTCCATTCTCTGCAAATGACAAGGCCAATTTGCCTTATTTTCAGTTTAACGAATAAAAGCAGAAAGGAGAATATATGTTACTGACAATACAAGACTTATTTAACAGCACTGAAATTGTAGGTGCTATCATCAATCGTGTAAATCAGACCAAGAAGGATACAGTCTACTGGAAACAGTTCATGCACTTTGATCCGACTACTACCCGTGTGTTCAAGGATTATATCGGCCGTACAGAAGGTGTCACCGCCGGTTCCATCAATTCCCGTTTTGGTGAAAAGCCTATCCGGGAAAGAAGGAACATGGGCTCTGGTATCGGGGAGGTTGCTTACCTCGGTGACCGGTATCAGATGAGTGTTGACCGCATGAGCACCTTGCAGGACTTGCTCGACAAGTTCAATGCAGCAGGTGTGGCGCAGCAATCCGCAGCCATCAACAACATCGTCAATTTCCTGTTGGATGACTACCGGCAGGTTACTCTTGCAGCCCATAAGCGCATGGACATCGTTGTAGGCTCGTTGTTGATGACTGGAAACGCAACTGTCCGCAATAAGGATGCAG